CCGCCGCGCGTTCGCCAAGTTCCCAACTATATTTAATAGCCTCCTCACCTTTACGTTCACCTACATCAAATTCAACCATAACAGAATCAGTATCACCGTACCTTACCTTTGCTCCAGGGTAATGTTTCTCGACGTAATTCTTCGTATCTTCAATCATCATACGCCCTTTCATGGTCGTTGAAGATGCTATTGGTACACACGGTAACATACCTTTAGACGCACCGGTAAAACCGTATACAGAATTCATGGAAATCTTATACGCCAATTGTTTACCGTTATACATCTCTTTCAAAGACCCCGTCGAATTAGCCATATCGCGTTTAGCTTGTTTTCTAAACTGTTTAAGTTCTGTTAAAATACTTGGTATAAGACTCGGTACGTTTTGTACGAATTTATGTTTACCAAACGTTTCGATTTCTAAATCAGGATAAAACTTTTTATTTTCATAAATTGGATCCAAAATCAGTGTCGAATAACATAAGTTGTGCCCTACCATTATAGATGGATACAGTGCTTCAAAATCAAGGGCTGTTATAGGTGTATAATACGCACCCTTCTGTGCCTCTAATACAGTTGCTCCTTCGTACCCATCTACAAGACCCTGACCCCATTCTATAGTAGGAACAAGGTACCCCATTTCCCTCGCTTTTTTAGTTAACTGACTAAACACTTTAATCTGTTGACCTCTCTCTACTAAATAACATAACGGAACCCATGTCGCCTTTGCCATCTCGAGAAGATTTACAAGTGTACATAATTTAGAAAGTAATTTATGAGGAAGTAAAGTATCCTTTATACAATATTCTGCGACCTCGCGTAGTTTTATCGGATCTCCTTCCCTGAAACGAGCAAACATTTCCCTCGCGGGCATATCAATTTTCTGATCACCTAGGTATAATTTAGAAACGTTATCGAGTTTATACGAATCGAGTTTGTACCCTTTTTTAACTTCATGAAACATATCAAAAATAAAACGACCAGGTATAGGTAATAACTTCAATTCGTTATCACCAAGTGCGCTAGAAGATAACTTCTTTATTTTCATCTCACACTTATGATTCCTAAGTTTACTCATTTCATAAAAGGAACTAGAACACTTTACATTTTTTGCGCGTGTCATTATATAATTCATATCGAAACCAAATATGTTCCAACCCGTAATGATATCAACATCCATTGTTAATAGGTATTTACTAAACGCTTCTAGCATACTCCTCTCGGAATCATAACTCAGAATAGTACAGTCTTGTAATTCTGGATCTGTCTTTTTATAACAGAAACACGTCTTATCGTACGGTACATCTGTACCAAAATAACAAAGTGATAATGCTATTTGAAAACAACAATCACCAGATATATCAGCATCAGGAAATTTACCAGTAGAGCTATTACACTCAATATCCAGGGAAGCTACAACGAAAGGTGCAGTTTCAGGTTTATCAACTGGTTTAAGTGTTTTCCAATCTAAACACTTTAGATCCAAATTCGTATTGGCATAATTGACGTGTATACAATCATCACCGGAATCTAACCACCCAGTCGATTGAATACCAGTTACATGCATTAATCTAAGAACAGGTTCCAAATTAGACTCGTAAAGTTTTAACTTAACGTATTCAGGGACCGGAATTTCGCGCGGTTCACCGTAATCGTTAGGTGGTAAAATATCTTCGTATATACGCAGGGAATGTTTGAGCATATACGAAACTTTACGACGATGTGCGAGTGTATCAAAATTAAGTTTCATGAAATAAAACTTTTTACAATTTTGAAACCCCCAAACATCCATGGAAGATTGAATGTCGTAACTCATTATTAAACCAGGACACGATCTCATAATACTAGTATAATATGTTTCAGCACGCGCAGTATAGTCCTCCATTGGAAGTTTTATAAATAAATAAGGTGAAAATGCGGTTGTTACACACACAGATTTACAATCTTCTGTTCTCCCAAAAATATGTATCAAGTGTTCACCATGTTTATCTTCAGTTTCCCATGTGAGTGCTTGAAAAACAACCATTTTCTTTTATTACGTTATCGCTCAATTTTTTTAATATACTATATTAGTAAAATATGTCAGCTGCTTTGATTGACCTCGTATCGGTCGGTGCCCAAGATGTGTACATCACAGGCGACCCACAAGTCTCGTTCTTCAGACAAAACTATAAACGTCACACCAACTTCGCAATTAAACCAGAACGCCTCGATTATATCGGTACGTTTGGTTCGGGAAACGAAATTTCCATCCCAATTAAATCCAAGGGAGATCTTTTAAGCTATATATGGATCGAAGGTACAAACATTAACAATAAGGATGATGCTGGAAGTATATATAATTACAACGATATAACTTCACCAACCGAATTTTCACTTTGGGTAGGCGGTCAAGAAGTTTCCAAATTAGATTCAGGATTCATCAATAGTGCACACGCCGCTCTTTATAACACTACACAAGCTAAAGCTTCTGCGTGGGCCAGTTGCGACGATAAAGGTGAAAACTCATCAGACAATTCCTACGTTATCCCATTCTTCTTCAGTGAAGATTGGACCAAATCTTTACCCCTCGTCGGTCTCCAATACCACCAGGTTGAAATCAGAATCAAGTGTAGAAACGGTACATTTAACCCAGAGTCTACACCAAAGGTATATGGTTCATACATATTCCTCGACACGGAGGAACGCGAATTCTTTGCTAAAACAGAACATGAGATGCTTATCACGCAAACACAGTTCCAACCAATGACTGGTACGGAACAAACCATCGATCTTACGTACTTTAACCACCCCGTTAAGGCCGTACACATTGCCGCGTTTGGTACAACCGCGGGCTATACATTTGGTACAAATGGTACTGCGTCCATGTTTATTAACGGTACACCACTCTTCGAAGACATGTCTCTCGAATATCACCGTAACGTTGTTCCAACCAGACATTGTTCGTACTTCCCACCAGGGGCAAAAGACGAACCAATTGCGACATGGCCATTCGCACTCACTATAGATAAATCACAACCAACAGGTACATTGAACTTTTCGCGCATAGACAGTGCTAAAATAACAATTTCTAAGGCCCCAGTAATATCCAATATAGACTTTATTCGCGCGTATGCGGTCAACTATAACATTCTCAGGATTAAGAATGGTATGGGTGGTGTCGCATTCGGTAATTAATTTATTATTTAACCAGATGAACCAAATCCTCTATTAGCACGCATAGTCTTTTGCAATTCATTCACCTCCTCGATAAGAGGTGTTAAACACTTTTCTAAAATTAACTGAGCAATCTTATCACCCTTTTTAATTTCGAACGGAACCGACCCGAGATTAAATAGGCAAACTTTCAATTCACCCGTATAATCAGGATCAATCACACCCGCACCAACATGGATCCCATATTTTACAGTTAATCCAGATCTCGGTGCTATGCGTCCATAACATCCCATAGGAATAGTCGCACACACGCCAGTACTTACAATATCCCTAGAATTTGGTTCGATACATAAGTCGTTTAAACTGTATAAATCGTACCCGACAGACCCCGGGGAAGCGCGCGTTGGTAAAGTCGCATCTAGTGTTAATCGTTTAATTTGAAGTGTTTCTTCGGAAGACATTTTTATTTATATTACACTCTTTTTCTTTATGTCATTAAAAATAAATTAATATAAACGTTTAAGACTATAAAATCATAAAATGAGTCTGAAAATTATAATGGGAAACATGTTTTCGGGTAAAACTACGGAACTCGTTAGACGTTTGAAAAGGTACGAGGTTATAGGAAAACGTATACTCGTCATAAACTCGAGTAAAGATACACGGTGTTTAGAACACGTTCTACGAACACACGATAACACGAAATTTGATTGTATAAAAACAGATGATCTAAACGAACTCAATTACCAAGACGTTGATATAATAGCCATAGACGAAGCACAGTTTTTTATAGGGTTAAAAGTTTTTGTTGAAAATGCACTTAGTCGTGGTAAAACAGTCTTATTAACAGGTTTAGATGGTGATTATAAACAAAGAAAAATAGGTGAGATCATAGATTGTATACCACTCGCAGATAAAGTTTTTAAAATATCTGCGATGTGTATGGAATGTATGGATGGTACACACGGACCATTTACTAAACGTATTGTTAATAGTACAGAAACAGAACTCATAGGTGGTAAAGAAATGTATAGAGCCGTTTGTCGAAAACATTTATAATTATATTTTCTCAGTCTATCACAAATGCAACCAACAGTCTCAGTAAAAAATTCATCGTTAACCGATACACAA